TTTGGACCCGTCTGCTACAAGATTTGAACGCAGGACAAGCACCCTATCGCGCACTGGATTTTTTGTTTGTCTGTCAATGATCTGTGCAGATGAATTATACCAGAACTTGGTAGTATCACTGTGAACGACCAACTTCAAGTCACGATAAGTGACAACATAACCAACGTTATTACCGAAATCGTCAGAACTTCTATCAACTCTAATAACCCACGATGAGTCAGCGTTTGCGGTGGGGATTGCTGGTGAATTAGGATCAAAGTTGGTTGGTGTGGTGTCTAATAGATTACCGCCAATCATCTTCCACTCACCATTTAGATTCACACTGCTAAATCCAGTCTGGGGAATCATATCACGCTCTACTACGGTAGGTGTAGTAATATCAGCTGTCACGTCTACAATGAACGCGTCGCCTGGTATGAAATCTTTAGAGCCTGGCGTGATGGTGAATGTTATCTCGTCTGTCGTATAAAGCTCACTCACGACTGCTTTTTTCATCGCGCCAGTAATCGAACCGGTGACATATGCAATCGTTGGATCTGTAGTCATCTCAATGGTGATGGTTTGCGATTGATTTTTTGTGGCTGTCAACCCACTCAACGTGCCATTTCCCTGACGTTCAAAAGCAACTAAGAATTTCAATCCGAAAGATGGAAGGTCGGCCGTTGCCTGTAGACCAGAACCTGTAGAAAATTGAGTCACGCCATCGATTGTGGTTGGAATGGTATCTTGCCATATTTTGTTGTCAGTATCGTTTGACACCAGCGCATGCTGCACGCCACCGATTGACACAAAGTTTGATGGCTCACCATACCAATGACGATCTAAGAGCCCTTGAATCCGTGTCTTCTCTTGAAGTCTGGTTGTCGGGTCAACTAAATCCGGAATTATCGTCGTATCTTCTATAAAGCGCGTGCGTGCTTGGGTGATCACACCTGGTATGTAACTTGCATATAGGTGTTTCACCATGTTTTGCACGCCGGGTGCAGCTAACAAACCCTCTAGAATTTCATCTACAAGTTTACGTGCTGACGTAGAGGTAGTGATCGAATTCTGAAGAAAATTGTGTCCTAAAATTGCATCATTTCCAAACAGCTTAATGTTTTCGTAGTTACCCGAAGCATCATTCCAATCGATGTATTTTGGCTGACCTGCAAACGTGCGGTTCACGGTCTTCAAACGTAGAATTGTTGGATCACGCAGTAACAGCGTGTTGTAGTCTTGACCATTTACCATACGACCCTGAGAGTAGTACGTGGTAGGCGCAGTTTGTCTTATGTGCTCAATGCTCTCAGAAGCAGCGGCGTTCTGCAATGAAGATGTGAGTGAGAATGTCAATGAAACGTTCTCGCTCAGACCCAGATTAGATTTGTAACTGAACGACATGCGCTCATTTGTTACACGATTTTTCTGGATTACCACGCTGTCATTTATTGACTGTCTACTCCATATCACGAAGGTACCAGTTGGTATATCAGAAAAGTTGCCATCTCCGAATATCACGCGGAATCTGTCATCACTCAGCGTTTCAATTTCAAATTTCTGTCTCGAGCGATCGATTGAGAAGAACAAGTTCTGTGCGTTAACAACCTCAGCTTGCTTCCAGCGTTCGATGATAGCGTCTTTTTCATCAATTTTCTGAACCCACACGTCAGTCTCGTTGAGATTTGGTGTGTTGATCGTGTATGATTGGTTTGGTATTTGAGCTGTAAATTCAGCCTCAGTACGAATAAGATTTCCTTGCTTAGTGAAAAGCAAGAACCCTGTCAAGTCGGACGAGTCACCAAGACCATCATCTGCATACAGCAGCGTTAGATTTGATTGCGGATCTGGATCACGCTCGAGAGGACCATTATCATCCAGATCGACTGGGGTGATCTCCATTGGGAACACTTCGGAACCAGTATCTGCGGTATACGAGAATACACCATTGCGAAGATTGGCAAGATCATTATTGAACGCATAGAGTTGGAAATTCACATCCCCAATCTGCTTAACCTTCTGTGGTTGTCCAAATTTACCACTCAAGCAACGATTTATGACTAGGAAGAACTGTTCTTTCCACAATGGGTTGTTAGGATCATTCCATACGATGCGCGCACCTGCAAGATTGTTACCTTGTGAATCATACAGCGTTTCTGTAGTTCCTATGGACATCAACTTCACGAGACCGCGAGCAGGGATGTTACGTGATGCAGTATATGAGATAAGACGAGCTAAGCGCAGAATTGAATCTTTGCGTTCTGCTGTCGCCATAAAGTTCTCGTGACTCATCATGTCAACACGGAATGCGAGCATTTCTGCTACATATGCAAACAGCTCTACTGTCGCAATGAGCTCAGATGACTCGATGAAGTCGTTAAAAGATTCCTTGTAATAAATCTTTAGGTAATCCAGCATCGCTTGCTTTACACTATCAAAATCATATGACGTGAATGATAGTTGCTCGAATGCTCGATATGATGCTTGCCAGGATTCAGCACTGTACAAATTGCGTATTGCCATTAGGGAATCTCTTGATTGTGTTTGAAGTAATACGAATATTTATTGATTGACTGATTTACTAGAAGTAGCAGAATCAGGGCCTATCCACTTTTCCACAGCTACCATGTAGTAAACACAAAAAGAAGTATGGGGATAAGAGACAAATAATACTGAATCTTGTAATTAGGTGTCTTTAATTCACGACTTAATGCGTCACATTCATTATCTGACACGACCGGAGACAGCAAACACTGGCTAGCTGTCTATAGCGTATTCTAGCTTAATTCGGATTTGAACGAATACTGGTCAGGAAAATTACTTGTGATGAATTACTTACGCGGAATGTACCACTTAGACATGCGATCGGCTTAAGATCATCTAGTACGATACATATGTGATGGAATTATCAGGGCCAGGTTTTATAGTCCTCCGTGTTCAACCCCGTACTGCGTTTGATACCTTATTGGATTGACACTTACTACTAAAGCAACTGGGCGTGCTAACTATTTTATGGCGTAACGCTGTTCCCCTGTTTATGCACTGGCGACCACATCGTCGCTTGGCTGGTGCGAAACCTATCCGCTGAGTTCAATCACGCCATAGCTGGAGCGTGAAGTTCAATTTCTTGACAGTATTCTCTTGGCTGACGTGCTGGGTACTACGCACGATTAAGATAGTAAAAACACCTCCGTCCGGTACAGAGAGGCAGCATTTTCTGCTGCAAGTCTCCATCTCGCGGAACCCTTTTAAGGTATTTCTCCGACGGCATTATGACCCAGTTTTGTACTGTCCGTCGCGGTGAGTCCTTTTCGTTTTTAATGAGGTAACGAAATGTCCCATACCAACTTTCCTCAATTGTATTTATTGCTAACCCGATAGCAGTTTTGGGATGCAACGCTGCCTAGGTTAACTTACTAATCATATCATACGGTGTCCTAAAAGTAAACAATTAGTTTCCACCGGTGGGCACTTCGATGTGCAAATCACCTTCGACGTTGAGTTCGATGTATTGGAGCCTGCAGAAAGCGACTATTGCGTTGTTGTTTGGTAGTGCTTTTACATCAAGCAGCAAAACCTGAACACGAGGGTCATAATCGAACACCATTCTCAGATCTTCTTCTACGATTCCGATTGTACTTGCGTCGAGTGGTTCAAAGGCGAGTTCTGGAATCCTAGTACCAAATTCAGGCATGCCTACACGTTCACCTTTGGAGGTGAAGATGTGGTTAAGAAGATCTTCTTTGACAATTTCTACATCTGTCAACGTAAAGCCTTTGCCTTGCTGTTCCCATAACTTCGTGGAGAACCCCTTGTAGGTTACGCGTGGTTTTTTGATCGGTGATAATGGCTTCGTGAGCTTTGTTTCTTGGTTGATTTTCGCCATTATGCTTTCCAGTATGGGTTGCGTTGAATTGGGGAACCAGGTCGTGTCCAAGGTTCATGTGCTGGCTGTATCTGTGGATCCGCTGCAGGTTGAGCTTTAAGAGGAGGAGGCCCATTAAAGTGCAGAGGTTTACCTGAAAGGATCATTGGACCCACTGAAAATAAATTTGTAGTCTTACATGCAGTGCCAAGTATAGATCCAGCGGTGGATATATTGAAGTCACCATCACAGTCAAGCATGATATCCTTGCTTGCTTTCAGGTTGATTGAATCTCCCGCTGCTACATTGAATGAACCTTTGGCAGTGAAGTTCATATCACCACCTGCAGAAACAGAAAAAGATTCGTTTGCATACATGTGGATATGCCCGTCTTCATCTAGTTCGATCCACGTACCACCGCGTGCAGTCGATATGTAAATGCGCTCATTTGTGTCATCGAGAATAATTTGATTGCCTGCTACCGTTCGCAAGCGCAATCTGCACCATTCGGGATCATCCTGCATTGTTATATAGTGACCACCAGGTGTCACCATAGTGTACGTTTGTGGATCTAGGTGCTTAGAATCGACGGTGTTTGCTGTGTAGCCTTCTTTACCAGTTTTTTCAGTGGCTGCCTCAGCACCCTGACGTTCATATACACCGCGCGTTATAGATTCGGATTTGTTAA